GCATGAGCGAAGATGACATTCATCCCCCGAAAGAAGACCGCCAGGGTGATGTTGTTGTTGGACAATGCGCGCATGTAGAATGTAAAGTATGCGTTAATCGTGATGAATGCGCACCTTTCTGTAAAAAATGTTCCGAAATGGACGAACCGATTATGACGACAAAAGAGGTTGCAACTTTGATATCTATTCTTTCTTCAGGAATGATTGCAACATTTGGTGTTAAATCACTACCAAAAGGAAAAGGATTGGCTGATAAATTATTTTGTTTTGGCTCTAACTTCTTTAGATCAGTCAATCATGCTACAAGATTCTTCGTTGATATACTGACATTGGTGAAACGTATGATTTCTAAATTCTTCTTGAAATCAGAAGGCTTAAGAATGGAAAGAATTTTATCTCACAACAAAGCTATGTTGGAACATTATAAAGAGATAATTCATTTGATGAGTCAGTTAAATTCTACTCAGATCACTCAGAGTGTTCAAGGTCAACGATTGTATTTAGCAGCCTATTTTAGAGCTTTACAATATAAACAGGATTTGGTATTCTGTACTGAAAATGATATACAAGATTTTAAAAAGACTAATGCAAATTTTATAGCTGCATTCGAAGAAAATGCCACACTTGCAACAAGTGGTATAGTTCGACGAGAACCATTTTTGATTAAATATTGGGGACCAACTGCTGTGGGAAAATCATTTAGAGCTCAATTGGATGCTATTGATGCTCATAAACATGTGAAGAAACGTAATGATTTTATGAGTGATATTATGTTGACAGTCTCTTACAATGAATTCTTGAACGGATATAAGGGACAACCAATTTTATTCTTCGATGAGATATTTGCTACTAAAGATACTTCTACAGCAGCTACAAGAGCACAAATGCTTATGGCTATAAAATCCAGTGTTCCATTTAATGCTAATATGGCACGAATTGAAGAAAAAGACAGATTTATTAAATCCGAATTAGTCGTGATGTGTGACAATAACGTGTTTTATACACCAGCTATAATTAATGACAGAGATGCTTTGTTACGTCGTTGTAACATGTTGGTTGGACAGAGATTTAAATTATTACCAAAACATGTAGAAATGGGAAAACATACTACTACTGATCAAGAATTTGATTTTGGTAAATGGGGTAAATTGTCCAAAGATAGAGTGCAATATACTGATTATACATCAGAAGAACTCGACAGTTGTGAATGTTACGAGTATACAATTTACGAGGACGTAACTGATATGAATGCTTATATTAAAAATGCTGATGGTACAAGAAGATGGTTTACTCATGAGGAATATTTGGGTATTTACAAAATTTCATATCAGTTATGGGCTGAAAAACAAGACGTTGATGTTGCTAGAAGATTGAATGCTTTCCAAACACAAGCAGATGGTGACAAAATCCCAGTTAACGAATTAATAGAACGCGCAGTTACAAAATCAAATGAAACATATGTTTCACAGCGAGTTGAGAAAGAATTGACTGAGGAAAAGATGATTGATGAAATTATTGAATTGTCTGCGAAATTTACTGGAGAAGTAGAAGATTGGTGTCCAGAAGATGCTGTTGGACAAGGGGCTGTTGATACGGCTCAAAGGTTTGTTACGGCAGTCAAGTTGAGATTGAAGAATGGACTGAGTAATGACTATGGCAAAGGGTATTGTGTTTCATGTGCTGAACAATATCCTGAACTTGAACATTCAAAAGTTAAATTGCTATATAAATGTCGAAATCGAATTGCATCTGAGTATTTTTATGATGCAACAGCATTAAAATCTAAACGCAAAATAACTTCTTGTGATAAGGGAGTTTGTAAAAATTGTTGTTTGGCTTTGGGTCGTGAAGAATTGGTAGCATACATTAGAAAGAATAGTGTGTGTGATTGTGGAGAGGGATATGTTCATCTTAACTCAGATCCATCATTTATTGCTGAGACTATACAAAGATTGAAACAAGTTGGTTCTATGATTGGTAGAAGTGTAGTCAGATTTTATGACTTATTTCCACGTTGGTCATTGTTTGGCCTATACTCTGTATTACAACTGTTGACTTTTAAGTCACTCGGAGTATTGTGTGGTCAGAAAGCATTTGATGGTGCAGTATTGGGCGCTTATGTTAGTAATATTGTTTTGGGAAATGGCAGCGAACCAATTATTGAATACGTGGCACCACATGAATCATTGAAAGATAAAGTCGCACAACCCATATATTATACAATGAAGGAAGGAAAAGAAGAACACTGTAAGCATGCTTTGTTTGAAGAAGATATTCTTAAAACTTACACCGTTGATTATTTAGGTGATGCTTGGGAATTGACAGATAGAAAGTCAGGATTTTCTTGTTTCTTGCCTTTGATGATTTGTAACGATAAATGTAACTATACTAAATATCGTGAAGCATTGTGTAACATTTGGGCAGAACAACACCCAGAATGGTATAAAACATATACAGAAAGACGCCAAATAGGAACACACGAAGCTATCGAAAAATCAATACCTAAAGAATTTCTAGTGCAACCTGAAGGTTTGAAATTGCCAAAGAAGAAATCCTTCTTCGAATGGGTCAAATCAATTGGCTCTAAAGTTTTGAAATTGATGCTTATGGCATCAGCTGTTGTTGGAGGAGTTTTGGCATGTTTTGGTACTATAAAATGTATTCAGAATATTTTTGGAAAGAAAAAGCCTAGAGGACAGGGATACGCACAAGGTGGAACTATTAGACCTACTACTAAATTGTCAAAAGATCAAGTTAAACAATGTCTTATTCGAGGAGACGGTGGAGATCAACAAGAAGCGATCATTCAGCAAAACATTCAGGCAAATGTAGTTATACTGAAAAGTACTAGTGTTGTGGATAAAAATGTGGTTTATGTACGAGGTTTGGGTTTTGCTGATAATTTTGTTCTGATAACACAGCATGAGGCTATTGAGCTTAGACATCGAGAAAAGGATGGAGCAAAAACAGAGTATGCTCACTCAGTTGAAAATGAATGTAGATTTATATGGCGAATTTGTCCTCTACAGATCAAGAAAATAGTTGGAATGGACACACATGGTTGGAATTTATTGGTTTTGATATTACCTAAGGGTAGACAATTTAAGAATATCATTCGTTACATGTGGGAAGCTAAACATCTTGCCAATTATCCACGAATGGCACATATGATGATTTACAGTACAAAAGTTTATGGACAATGTAATATGGTGGATGTCACTATAAATGGATTTATTTCACAACCAATAACTGTGAGGCAGGAGAGAATAAAAATGAATGAACGCTTGTCACACATGTTCGAAACAAATTATGCAGGACCAGGCACTTGTGGTAGTTTATTGATGTCGAAAAATTCACGAACACCATTATTTGGATATCATGTTGCAGGAACAGGAGATTGTACTACCGGTTTTTGTGTGCCATTATTGAGAGAGAATTTTGAAGCTGCCTACCAGACTTTGAGGACTATTGTTGGTAATGGAGGAGGAGTTGAGGATGCCAACATTCTTGCTACTGTTGAAAAGAGTTGTATACCTTTTCACCCTACAAAAACAAATATATTACCTTCAATATTTGCAGCAGAATTGATTGAAAAGCATGGATTTGTTAAACATACAGAACCAGTACCTTTATCAAAGTCAGACCCTAGATGGAAAGAAGATATAAGTCCTTTGATGAAGGGAGCACTTAAGCATATGATTGATCCTGTGAGAGATTTTCCACAGAAGTTTGTCGATTTGGCGATTAATCATGTTGCAAAGATGTATATTAATCATTGTATTCCCAAGTACAATGTAAAAGGCCATATTAGTTTGACGGAAGCAGTGGCAGGTATGGTGATTGAGGGACGAACTGTGTCACAGCCTATGAAATTGAATGCTTCAGCAGGATGGCCATGGACTACAACAGCAAAGAAGAGCAAGTCAGACTATATAGAAGTTTTCAGAAAAGAAGATGGTTCAGTTTCGAACATTATCTATGACCAAGAATTTACGAACATGTATTGGTCAGATTATAGAGACAGAATGAATGGAATTGCAGTGAATACTATCTACACTGATGCTATCAAAGATGAGAGGAAGAAACCAGGGAAGGATCCTCGTGTATTTTCAATTGGGGAGATGATACAACTGGTACAGTACAAACAAGCATATGAAGAGTTTTCCATAGCCTTCATAAGTAATTTTGCAAAATTGAGACATGCTGTCGGAATTAATGTAAACGGCGGAGATTGGACAAGATTGGCTGAACAAATGCAGTCAAAAGGATCAAAAGTCTTCGATGGTGATTTTAAGGATTACGGACCACGTTTACCATCTCAATTTGTGAAAGGAGCTTTTAGAATTATCAAATGTTGGTACAAGATGTTTTCAGGTATTACGGATGATCCTTGGGACGCTGTTAGAGATGCTTTGCAGATAGAAGTTGTTGAAGCATTACATATAGTGACAGATAAAATTTATTTGGCACCAGGAGGAATACCATCTGGACATCCTGGAACAACTATGATAAACACAATTGCACATCAAATTTTGGATGTGACAGTATGGCTCATTATTATGAGTGAGCAAAGACCAGAGCTTGCAACTGGAGACTTATTTGATCAACACGTGATGTCAGTGTCCGTTGGAGATGATGAACTTAAAAATGTATCAGATGAAGTCGCTGAGATTTATAACTGTCAAACAGTTTCACAAGTCTTAGCTAGATATGATTTTAAGTATACAGATGCTTCAAAATCGGGGACACTTAAGTACTCATCACTTACAGAAGTGAGTTTTTTGAAATGCAAGTTTGCTCGTCATCATGATGGGTTTAATTACTGGGCACAACTGGATAAGGATGTTGTGGAAGAAACCGCATTGTGGATAAAGAAATGTATTAATTTGAATGAAGCAAGCGTACAAAATATGGAACAAAGCTTGAGATTGGCATATGGACATGGACAGGAGTACTTTGACAAGCTTAAGGACCACTATAATCAAGTGCTAAAGAGACAGGGATATCCATTCTTGACTCTTGATTGGATCACACTTGACAGTATGGTGTGGAGTGGATTTGGAATTGGTGATATTTGGAATATCAGTGATTCCTACTTTACTCCAGAATGGCAAAATATGATTAATTAGTTATGAAA